CCGTGCCAATACGCGCTGATATGCCTCTCTTAAGAACAAAGGGGGGTTTATAACGGATATTGACCGATAATCGCACTGTTATGCTAACTATGGTTGAATTCTATTGTTAATAGGTGTTTACACTGAAATATTAAATTATACTCGGATGTAAACTGGAGTTGTTTTTGGGACTGATTTTGTGGTCCGACGCCTCGGCTTAACGATCTTAGTGTTAAGTGGGCTGGCTCCAAGAGGAGCCCATACTGCCAGTTTAAAGTCTGGCAAGTACGTCTTGTAGATACAGATATCTACTACAGCGTTTGCTGCGGCTGTTGATCGCAGGGCGTTCTCAACGAAAACGGAAAATGTACCGCATGTAAATGGTTGAGAGCCGATGTTGTGCGTAAAATTGTTGTTAATGGCACAAAATGGATAATTGGAGAGATATGGAAAATCTACTGCAATTGTTCCTCTGCCGTTGGATATGTCCATGGTGCAGAAATATGATTGAGTCATGTCCTCGTAGGCGGGAGCTTCGTTTCTACCGATGGCGTAGCAGAAACTCAGTTGACCGCGATGCATTTGAGAGCAAACAACGTCGAAAATCAGGCGCATGCCTCCATTGTAGTATTGAAAGCCAAACGGCACGATGTCATGAACACCATTGCCGTCTTTCCAGGGACCCACAGGTCCCGAGAAAAGTGTTGTGCCTTTCTTGTCGGAATCTTTCCAAACTGTTCTAGCTACAAGAGACTTAGTGTTCGTCATCAGATTGTGAATGTTGGCTTCTGATGTTGATGTTCCGAAGCACTGACCATCGGGCAAATTCATGCCGTTGTGATTGGTTGATTTAAGACGATCGCCATAGCGAGGGCCGTCGCAAAATATGCTGTTTTGAAATTTGCGCGGCATCACTTGATCAGGCTGATAAGTGACGTCCATGGCATCGAGCAAGGAGCCCAAAGCTGAGACCGTTTCCTCAATAGGCAATAGAGTTTCAATAGCTCTATTTGAATAGTCGTGGATTCCTCCCTGGAAGTAGATGATTGGTTGCGTTCCAAGGTCGCCAACTGTCATGATGGTGTTGTTGACAAGCGAATTGCCTGTATTTCCGCGATAGACGCCGACGTGAAAGTCGTCGGCCAGAGCGGCCTCTATCTCAATGGCGTATGTTCCAGGCTGATTGTAATAGTTGTAAATCATTATATCCACCGCTGGATCAAGCTGTTGGTCTTCGTCTGTAGGAAGAACGAACGTATTGAAGATGTACGGGACCTGAAATTGGGCCACGTTGCTGTTATCAAAGCGATGGTAGCCGCCATAATCGATGTAGAGATCCTGGGCTTCCCGCTGCACTTCGTTGTCTTCTGCGTAACGTATAAATCCCTGCAAAGTTTTAACGTTGGGATCATTCGGCACAATGCTATATAGATGAATTCTCAAATCGATGGAACCTCGAAACAAGGTGAACATGTCGCCGAGATAGTCCATAGCAGCCCTATAAGCGGCAATGACGTCTATTCGATGAGTGTGTAGGCTGTTTTCTTTCACGTCTGACTGAAAACGTGAGATGAGGCGAAATCGCTTGAGCGGAGTTACCAAATCTGCAACGGCGTCTTGAAAGTGACCGACTTTAAGTGAAGGAATGGCGCCGGCTACTGCGAAAGTTTTGTCGATGGAAGTTGACTCGGGCTGTCGTTGATGTTACAGACAGATGTTGGCAATTCAGTGTTTGGGCCGGACTGATCGTATGATTTCACGGCTTTCTTGTCGCGGGTATCGAGTTTGTGAGAGAAGTAACGGGTCGCCGGGATAATGTCCGGAACCTTAAATTCTGCTCCCTCAAAGCAGAAATAGATGGCGATGCTTATATTGTTCAGAGCATCGGCTCCTGAACGGAGTTGAGTTAGTACTCGCAATTGATAAACTCCGATGTCTTCACTTGGGACAATCAAGAAGCCTCGATGATAGCGGAATGGAATAGTAAATTCTACGCCTTCATCCTGAGAGAGTTTGAGAACGGGAGCGCCCATGTTGATCGCTCGCTCAGTGGTCATGTCTTGACCGTATGGGAAAAAGCATTGAACCAAAGAGCCAGCGTACATAGGACTCGGCTTGACGACAACTTTCATCGTTAGTTTAGAAAACCGAAAGTATTTAGTCAAATCCACAGGGGCTTTAAGAGCCGGTGTAATCATGAGTCCAGATGGAATGCTGATGCTGGCAAGGATGTAGTCTTGCGGTTGGTTAAGTTCCCACACGACGTTGTCGAATTGAGTGTACTTATTGTACAACATTGACAAGTTCCACTGTGAGTCGTTCATGTACGCTTCAGCTCTGTAGTTGTCCGATTTGATCTTTTGCGAACCGGTTACAACTGGCTTGATCGTTGTATTGGCAGAGTCCTGGACAGTGGTTCCGATCTTAGTTGACTCTGTCTTTTCCGCGTCACCAAGTGGGTTCGCTTGGGTGTTTTCTACCACCGGGACGTTGGGCTGGTTGTCCACCGGAACGTCTGGGACCTCGGCTTGTTCAACAATTTGTTGTTTGTCCATTGTTTCTGATTGATCGTTAGATTGTGTGTCATTCATGTTGTTTGTAAGACTTTCTGTGTCTTCGGTCACTCGCATTGTCTGGACGTCTGATCTAAAGTCGTCTTGCATCTGAGCTGCAGTGGGCTCATCTGGATGTGATTGTGGAAAATGATGATAAATTGACCAGATGCAATCTAACTCATGAAAACTCAGCAGCGTGAGTCTCGGCTCCTTTTCCAAAAATGCGGAGCGTACCTTGTCAAAGGTTTC